CACCTGATGAAGAGGAAAAGCAATTACTAGAGAACAATATACAAATGGCTTTACAGTCTAATAGTATAGAACTTGAAGACGCTATTGATGTAAGAGAGGTTAAAAATTTAAAACTAGCTAATCAGGTTTTAAAATTAAGAAGAAGAAAGAAAATAGAAAGAGATCAAGCTATAGCCCAAGCTAATATACAACAACAAGCACAAGCTAATGCTCAAGCTCAACAAGTTGCAGCTCAAGCAGAAGTTCAAAAGCAACAAGCTATACAAGCCTTACAGTTACAAGGTAATGCTCAAAAAGCAGAGCTTGAAGCAAATAAACTACAATTAGAAGCTGAACTTAAAAAAGATTTAATGGCTCAAGAGTTTGAATACAGTCAACAACTTAACATGGCAGAGAAAAGTTCGCTGCAAGAAAGAGAAAGTATACGTGAGAATAGAAAAGACGATAGAGTTAGATTACAGGCAAATGAGTCAAGAAAAAATAAAAAATTTGAATCTTCAGGTAATGATATTATAGAAGGTAGTATAGGTTTAGGAAGATTTGAACCAACCTAATGTTTAACAAATAAATAAATAATAATGGCAATAGTAACTAATGATTGGACTGGTAGTATAGTAGCATCAAGATGGATTGATGACGATGTCGCTGAAACTCCTGGTAGAGGAACTTACTTTTGTGCTATTGAATGTATTACAGCTACTACGTTTACTGCTTTAATATCTGAAAAGATAGATGATGATAGTGATGGAGAAGCTGCAGATGTAAGTGTTTATATAAACACAGAAGGAACTGATGCTGGTACAGCAATAGTAACTGGTGATACGTTTCCAGTTGGTACAATATTATATGGTAAGTGGACTACATTTACTTTAAATAGTGGATCAGTAATAGCATACGAGTGTAAATAAGAAATTGTACGAGAGTACATATGTTTAATTTTATAATATTATATTATGGCTAAAGATGAAAAAAACGTCAAGATAGACGAAAAAAGTGCTGAAGCCCCACAGGGTGAAGTAAAAGTAAAACCTCGAAAAAAGTTTGCTCCGCAAAATGAAGAACCTGTAAAGGTTAATCTTGCTGAGCCAAAAAAAGAAGAGGTTAAAGAAGAACAACCACAAGAAGAAGTAAAACAAGAGGAAACACCTGTTGTTGAAGAGGTAGTTGAAGAAAAGAAAGAAGAGGTTGTTAAAGAAAAAGAAGCTCCAGTTGTAGAGGAAATAACTGATGAAGAGGTAGAAGAGAAGGTAGAAGAAGTACAAAAATCAGTTGAAGAGGCGATTGAAAAAGCAGAAAAAACTGGAGAAGAGTTACCAGAGAATATTCAAAAGCTTATGAAGTTTATGAATGAAACTGGTGGTGATCTTGAGGATTACGTTAAATTAAATCAAGACTATAGTAAGTATGATGACACAGCGTTATTAAGAGAATACTATAGACAAAATAAACCACATTTATCAAGTGATGAAGTTGATTTTTTAATGGAAGATTCATTTACTTATAATGAAGAAGCAGATGATCCAAAAGATATCAAGCGAAAGAAATTAGCGTTTAAAGAGCAAGTTGCCGACGCTAGAGCCCAGTTAGACAGGCAAAAGTCTACATACTATGAAGAGATTAAGAGTGGTGTTAAGTTAACACCTGATCAACAAAAGGCGATTGATTTCTTTAATAGATATAACGAAGAACGAGGCGAACAAGACAAGGCTGTTGAACAACAACAGTCTAGATTTAAAGCTGAAACTGATAATCTATTTAATAAAAACTTTAAAGGTTTTGAATACAATGTTGGTGAAAGAAAATTTAGATTTAATGTTAAGGACGCGGGTGAAGTGAAAAGCACGCAGAGTGATATTAATAACTTTGTTAACAAATTTGTTGACAGAAAAACACAATTAATGTCTGATGCTAAAGGTTATCACAAATCACTGTTTACAGCAATGAACGCAGACGCTGTTGCGAATCATTTTTACGAACAAGGCAAGGCAGACGCTATAAAAGAAAGTATAGCTAAAGCAAAAAATGTTAGTATGGAACCTAGACAAGGTCTTGGTGAAGTTCAAGCAGGTGGTCTTAAAGTAAAAGTTTTACAAGACAATGCGTTTGATTCTGGTAAACTTCGTTTTAAATTTAACAAAAACAAATAAAGTTTAACAATTATAAATTAAAATAATTATGGCAGCAATTACTCCAAGTAATACAGGTGGAGCACTTAATAGTGTACCTTCACCGATTAAAGCGGCTATATCAACTAACTATTTGGATTTTACATCTGGTAGTAACGACTGGTCTCAGCAGTACTTACCTGATCTAATTGAGCAAGAAGCAGAGGTTTACGGTAAAAGAACTATCTCTGGTTTCTTAGCTGCAGTTGGCGCAGAAGAGGCAATGAGCTCAGATCAAGTGATATGGACGGAGCAAGGTAGATTACATCTATCTTACAAAATTAGTGCAGTGAATGAATCAACTAACGTTATCACCTTAAACGGTGTTGTTGGTACTTCAGACACAGCAAGTTTCTCAGCAAACGGACACGCAATTAGAATAGGACAAACAGTTCTAGTTTCTGATGGTGCTGCGTCTCCAGTTGTATTTAGAGGTTATGTTTCAGCTATTGCAGCTACTACTATTACAGTTTTACCTTACACAGGTGCAGCTATTAGTAATATTAGTGGATTTAGCTTAAGTGGCTCAAACGGTAGAGTTTTCGTATACGGTTCTGAATTTAAAAAAGGAACTAATGGTATGGGCGACACTTCTGGTAATAACCCAGTACAACCTGAGTTTAAATCGTTTAACAACAAGCCAATTATCTTAAAGGATCATTATTCAATCGCTGGATCTGATACTGCAAGAATCGGTTGGGTTGAGGTTAGCGCAGAAGACGGAACTTCAGGATACTTATGGTATTTAAAAGCTGAAGCTGATGTTAGAGCTAGATTCAACGACTACTTAGAAATGGCGTTGTTAGAATCAGAAAAAACAACTGTATCTGCAGATGGTGGTGCTACAGAAATTACTGATAGCCTAGGAACTAACTCAGGTACTGAAGGTTTATTCTCAGCTATTACAGCTAGAGGTCATGTAACTTCTGGTATCGCTGGTACAAGCGCGGTAGATGACTTAGGATCTTTTGATGAGATTCTTAAGAAGTTTGACGAGCAAGGTGCTATCGAAGAATACATGTTATACTGTAACAGAAGCGTATCATTAGCAATTGATGATATGTTAGCAGCTCAGAACTCTTACGGAACTGGTGGTACATCTTACGGTGTATTCAGCAACTCTGAAGATATGGCACTTAATTTAGGTTTCTCTGGATTTAGAAGAGCGTCTTACGACTTCTACAAATCAGACTGGAAATACTTAAATGATGTAACATTAAGAGGTCAAGATGCTTTCTCTGATATCAGAGGGGTATTAATTCCTGCTGGTACTTCAACTGTTTATGATGAAATAGTTGGATCAAGCATGAGAAGACCTTTCTTACATGTTAGATATAGAGCGTCTCAAACTGACGATAGAAGAATGAAAACATGGATCACAGGATCTGTTGGTGGAAACATCACATCTGATCTTGATGCTATGGAGATCAACTTCTTATCTGAGAGATGTTTAGTAGTACAAGGAGCTAATAACTTCATGTTACTTAACTAATTCGGCGCCTAGCCCTTTTATTTTTTTAATATTTAATTTTATTATATCATGGCAAAAAAACAAACAAAAAAAGCGGAAGCTGTAGTAGAACCTGCAGTTGCCGTAAAAGAAGAACCTAAGAAAAAAGATTCTTGGGAAATGAAAGATAGAACTTATTTTTTAAGAAAAGGTCTATCACCAATAACTTACACTATAAGATCAAGAGGTATATTTTGGTTTGATGAAGAACAAGGGTATGAGAGAGAGATGAAGTATACACTTAACCAAAGAACTCCATTTGTTGATGAATTCAAAGGAGATGCGAGACTTGGTCATATTGTTTTTGAAGATGGCGTTTTAAACGTACCAAAAGAAAAACAAACATTACAAAAGTTATTATCACTATATCATCCTGACAGAGGTAGAATATATACAGAGTTTAACCCTGTAAAAGATGCTGAAGCAGATGTTGATATATTGACAAAGGAAATAGAAGCTTTAAATATAGCTATGGATTTAGAAGTAGATCTTGCTGAAGCTATATTAAGAGTTGAGCAAGGCAGTTCGGTTTCAAAAATGACATCAAAAGAAATCAAAAGAGATGTCTTATTAATGGCTAGAAATAATCCAATATTATTTTTAGAGTTAGTAAATGATGACAATGTACAAATGAGAAACTTTGGCATCAAGGTTACTGAAGCTGGTCTATTAACTTTATCTGCAGACAACAGATCATTTACATGGTCAAACACTGGTAGACAAGTTATGGAAGTACCATACGGTGAACATCCATATTCTGCACTAGCAGCTTGGTTTAAAACAGATGAAGGCTTAGAAGTTTATAAAAACTTAGAGGCAAAATTAAAATAAATCATTTATAGAGGTGGTCATCTCTATAGGTGACCACTTACTATAAAAAGAAATTATGGCAGTAAATATAAACACAGTATACACTAGAGTACAGTCAATAGCAAACAAAGAACAAAGAGGTTATATAACACCGCTTGAGTTTAATAGATTTGCAAATCAAGCTCAGTTAGAAATATTTGAACAATACTTTTATGATTTAGATCAGTACCTTAGAAGACCAGGTAATGATACTAGACATGCTGATGCTGTAACTACGTTACAAGAAAAGATAGCGTTGTTTGAGGTTTTTGACACTGATTTAGGTTCATACAGCAGTGGTTATAGTTTACCTGCAGCTCTTCACAAACTATCAACAGTTGAATACTATGTTAGCGCTACAGAAGCTCATGAGTGTGAAGCTGTAACAAAAAAAGATTTTAGATTATTATTAAAGAGTAATATATTATTACCTACAAATACAAATCCTGTATACACAAGAACAGCTAATACAATTAAAGTTTACAAAGGTAAAGCAACAACACCATTTTATGAAGAACTAACAACAGCATCAAAGGTTAGAGTTGATTACATAAAACAACCTGCAACGGTTAGTTGGGGTTATGTTTTAGATCCATCTAATGACGCACTATACAACTCAGGTAGTTCTACAAACTTTGAACTACACGCATCAGAAGAACCAAATTTAGTTATTAAAATATTAGAACTAGCAGGTGTTGCTATGAAAGCAGCAGATGTTTATCAAATAGGTGATAAAGAAAATATTGAAGATATACAACAACAAAAAGCATAATTAAATGGCAGGACTATTTCAAAAAACACAAGAAGAATATTACTTACAAAGTCAAAGTACTTGGAGCACAGAGCCAGATGGTAATCAAGAAACGTTTACTTTAACTAACGTTTATTTTCCTGGTTTAACTAGTTTAGTAAAAACTGACATAAGAGTTTTTGTAAACAACGTAGAAATAGATACAGATAATTATAGTTTTTCACAACCAACACTAACATTTTCAGGTAATACCAACAATGCTAATGAACTTGAAAGTGATGGAGCTCCTAAAGATGGTCTTGTATTAAGGGTTCAAGAAAGAGCTTTAAATGAAAATTATGGTACATATCAATACGTATCACTAGATGATGTTGTTAACAACTTTTTAATTGCTTATGTTGGTGAAAATAAAATAATACCAAAAGTAAAAAAGACTGATGTTTTGTTTCATGCTAGAAGAGGTTTAGCTGAATTTAGTTATGATACACTAAGATCACAAAAATCACAAGAAATTGAAGTACCACCATCGCTAATAGTAAAGCTACCACATGATTATGTTAACTATGTTAGCTTACAATACTCTGACGACAATGGTATATATAGAAGATTATTTCCTACAAGACACACATCAAACCCAAGAGCTTTGTTACAAGATGGTAATTACGATTATGTTTTTGATGGTGATGGTAACGCGTTGGAAAAACAACCTTCAGTTACATGGGATAAATATTTAAATAGTGATGGTATTCAAAATAATGGTGGAGGTGTTAATGTTGAAGATGATACAGACATTGAGTTTAGATTTAACGAGGGTAAACGCTACGGCTTAACACCAGAGCATGCTCAAGATAATGGATCTTTTTATATTGACTTAATACAAGGTAGAATACATCTTAGTAGTAACTTAACTGGTAAGTTATTAGTATTAAAGTATTTGTCTGATTCATTAGGAACAGAAGGTGAGATGCAAATACATAAGTTTGCTGAAGAAGCTTTATATAAACATATAGCATATTCCATAGCAAGCACGCATACTTCAGTGCCACCTGCATACATAGCCTTGTTAAAAAGAGAAAGGTTTGCAACATTAAGAAATGCTAAAATAAGATTATCAAATCTTAAATCAGAAGAGATGAACCTTATTATGAGAAACAAAGCGAAACAGATTAAACATTAATAACACATGCCAGAGTTAAGAAGAGAATTTTTAAGGTCTAGGATGAACAAAGACCTTGATGAAAGGCTAGTACCAAATGATCACTACAGAGACGCTCTGAATATAGAGATATCTACATCTGAAGGTTCTGATGTTGGTGCAGCTGAGGCTAGTAAGGGTAATGAAAAAATAACAGCTAGCACGGTGTTTGATGGTTATGACTCTCCAACGTGTATAGGTGCAACACGAGACTCCCAAAATGATAGAATATACTGGTTTGTAACATCTACACTTAAAGATGCTATATTTGAATATGATACTGTTAATAGAATAGTATCACCCGTTATAGTTGATACAAAAAATATTCTTAACTTTAGTTCAACAGGTTATATTACAGGAGCAAACGTTATTGATGGTTTGCTTTTCTTTACTGATAATAACTCAGAGCCAAAAAAAATAAACATTGAAAGATTTAAAGCTGCTACTGGTGGTGACGTTGATAGTCACACGCAGATATACGGTGGTGACTTTGAAGAGCAACATATAACCACAATAAAGAAATATCCTAAAAGCGCACCTAATCTTGTTATAACAAACACATTAAGAGATGGTAATGTTGACTCTATTTTTGTTGATAGTGATGGTGATACTTTTGTAGACGCAGGTACTACAAACGAACCTAAAGCTATTGGTACTGAACTTACACTAACGGTTAGTGGTCAACCTGATTATAAAGAAGGAGACATATTAAGGTTTACAGCTACAGACGCCAATGAGGTTTACGTAGCTAGACTTAAAATAAAAGAAATAACAGATATAACAAGTAGTAGTTTAACGTTTGTTGGTATAGTACTTTCAATATCAAACGAGATGATCACTGTATCTAATACGGTATTTAATGTTGAACTTGAAGAAGGTGAATCATTTTTTCAAGACAAGTTTCCTAGATTTGCATACAGGTGGAAATATGATGATAATGAATACTCAGCGTTTTCTCCATTTACTGGTGTAGCGTTTATACCTGATGATGAAAATTTTGTTTACAATATGGATGAAGGCCACAACGTAAACATGGTTAACGACGTTAGAAAAATTACCCTTAATACTTTTGACACGTTACCACCTAATGTAAAAGAAGTTGATATTCTATACAAAGAGTCTAACGCGCCAAACATATACCTTGTAAAAACATTAAAGAAAAAAGAAACATCAGTTGTAATAACGTCTGAACAAATAGAAAAAACTATTGAATCAAATCAATCACTAAGACCTTATGATAATGTACCTCGTAAAGCTAAAGCACAAGAGATAATTGCTAACAGACTTATATACGCTAATTACTTACAAAACTACGATTATAACGAAATATTAGATGTTAGGTTATTTGTAAAGCCAGAAGAAGTTGAAAGAAATCAACCACAACCATCAGCAAAAAGTTTACGTACATATCAACTAGGTATTGTTTACATGGATGAGTATGGTAGACAATCACCAGTATTTAGTATGGGTAAAAAAGGTACGTTAACACTTGATGGTACATACTCTGATAAGAAAAATGTATTAAGAGCAAAGATACTTTCTGATGCACCTAGTTGGGCAACTCATTATAAATATTATATAAAGGAAAACTCTAATGAGTATTATAATGTAGTAATGGACAGGTATTATGACGGTGAAGGTAATAACTTCTGGATAAGCTTTCCATCGTCTGAAAGAAATAAAATTGATTTAGATACATACTTAATACTTAAAAAACAAAATGCAAAAGATACAGCATTTGACCCTGACGAGTACGGCGTTAAATCTAAAAAATATAAAGTGCTTGATATTAAGCCAAGTGCACCTGAATTTATAAGTAAAAAAAGAGAAATAATAGGTACGTTGGAAAGTACGTCTAGTCATGATAGTAATCATTTATTTCCTGATACAGTCGTTGGCCATCCAAAAGAAGGTTTTAGGTCATTTAGAATAGAAGGTCCACTTATAGCGGCTGATAATAGTGAGTTAAGAGATATTGCTAGTAATGATAACTTTGTTAATCAAAACAAATATATAAGAGTAAAAGACAAGTCTGAAATAAACGCTACAAACTTTTATCAAATAGAAAAAATAACAAAAGTTGATAGTGGTGATGGTAGTGGTGGAGCAGCAGATGGTGACTTTGTAGACGCTAATGATTACTACGAGTTTACACTAGTTAAAAATCTAGGTGCAGATGCTGTTTGGCTTGGTACTAAAGATAACAGAGTAACAGATTTAAAGTTAGAGTTATATACAGAAGAAAACTTAGCTGAGTCAGAAGAGTTTGCAGGTAGATTTTTTGTTAAGCTAAAAAGAGATGATATAATAACTGATAATATATTTGGTACATCACCAGACGAATATGATCAAGTTGCAGAGGCTAAATTTGGTTTAATTGATTTTAACGATATAACACCCGCGTCTAAAACGTTAACTAATAGACAAGCCGCAACTGGAACGTTGTCAAATCCAGTTAAAGATAGTGATTTAAGGATGAACTTCATAGGTGGTGGTTTTGTTTTTGAGCATGATTTAGATAAAAGCGGAACTAAAGCATCTGGTAACGTTGCAGCTGGTACAGCTTGTTTTAGAGTAGCTAAACAAGAAAGATCAATAAACGGCGAATCGCAAGACGTTGTAACGTATGATACTGTTGGTGTTGGTCCAAAGAAAGGTAATACCACTATAACGATGCGATATATAGACTACGGAGAAGAAGGTAGAAACTTAGATACAACATCACCGCAGCAAAGAGATTTTAATCACATAGATAGAGACGGTAAAAAAACATCACAACAAGATGATTTTAATTTTCACAGAGAATTAAAACAACCTGGAAAAGTATACTTGTCCTTTGCTGGTGATTTAAGTGGTAGAAAATACTTAATAACTAGTATAGATATTGTTGCTGGAAGAAACTTTAATTTTAGCGACAAAAGAAGAAGCTCTAATAGATGTATTAGGTACAGAATAAAACTTCAAACGCCAATTAACTGGTCGCCACTTAATACAACAACAGGTGGCGGTG